CCAAGGCTTACCTGCCTTAGAGGTTCCTGTCTTCCAGACACGCGCACCATGAATACAGCTCTCGTCTACTGGAGTGCCACCAAGGACATCCTTCACCATCTCTACGGCTGTCTCCAATGTCTGAACTGGTGCTGCGAATGACTGACTCCATGGATCACTCTCCTTTGGTACTGGAACATACTCCTTCGATGTCTCTGCCATCTTAGCCTTTACTTGCTCGACCTTAGCCTTTACTTCTTGGCTTGCAGCAACTTTAGACATTTCCTCGCGAGACGCTCTCTTTCCTTTAGTAGCGTAGCCTGCATTTGCGAGTGCGCGGCCAATCGCACTTGTCTCGCAATTTTCAAGGGCAGAAGTAGCATTAACTCCGCGACCCTGGACTGTTTCCTCAGCAAGGCCAGTTGTCCAAGGCCTAGAGTCTGCTTCAGTTCTATAGATACTAGCTTCAACGATAAAGCGAGAAGCAGTTGAATCCAGCAACTTCGTATGAATCTGACCATCTGGGTGATCCTTCCAGTATTTAACAAGTCGCTCTTCGACTGTCTCGTAATCTTCTAAATTAAACATATAGTTCATTCTCCTCTGTGTGAAGCTGCGCAGCCAGGCTGGTATATGCCACCAGGTCTACATAGGTATCTGTTTTAGCACTTTCCATGCTTCTTGCGATTTTGACCAACGCCATACAAATTGCAACTTGGTAATCGTTAATTGGGACTTCCAAATAGGCACTCCAGAGTGAGGCCGTGCGCTGCATGTTGTCACTCGGATGACCGTAATCCGCTCCTCTATCTTGAATAGTGGCTCTGGCTTCGTTGAGGTAATCACGGGCGTTCATCGATTGACCTGGTGCTGAGTCTGAGCCTTGATTAGTCTGCGGGCGTTAATCTTGCCCTGAATCTTGCCGTGCTCATGCCCTTTGGCGTATCCAATAAGAAATCCTGGAAGTGAACCAATCAGCATTGACAGTAAAACTATGTGATCGTGGTTAGTAATCATCTTGCTCCCTTCGCGCCGTATCTCGGCACTAAGAGAAAGTTACCCTAGTGGCAGCTCTTGGTCGATTAGATTTAGATAACGAAACGGTAACAATTCCACCTCGTCAATGGCATCGTCTAGGCTGTAAGCCAAGTCACTTTCTCGGCCTGCCATAAACCTTCCCTTGGACTATAAAGGTGCCATTCTTTTCGATATTGATAAGATCGACTTGAACGCTAGAAGCTTGAACATACATAATGGCAAATGCCTGCTGCCAGTTAGCTGTTCCCTTGGTATATGAAGCCTGCCTAAAGTCCATGAGATTACCAACCTCGACTCCATGAAGAACACGCCCTAAACGGCCACCAGAAGCCTCTGAGAAAGCGCTACGGCCTGCTCTGTGAGTATGTCCTGAGATGACATTCTTTCCATGCCTACGGGCTGCCTCAAGAGCTGATAAACCACCCAACTGCTTAATAGGCGTATGGTCTCCATGTACGGCAATCCAGCCTGGAGCAATATTCATAGGGTTCTTGTGGAAGGTTATGCCTAGTTCATCAAATTTCATGAACTTCTCGAATCTCAGCTCTGGTAAGGATAAGAAGCTAGGAATCTTCTTCATGATGATGTTATAAAGTCTATCTGTGTGGTTGCTTCGGATGCAGTCAGTAACACCCAATTCCCAGAGCAATTCGACGCATCGGTCACGATCATCGCCAAGGCTCTGCTCATAGGCTTGAGGGGTTCCCTCACTCCATTTAGAGATGGTTTGGAAGTCAATTTCATCTCCGATAGTTACTGTCTGGTCTGGCTTAAACTTCATAAGGGATATTGTCGATGCGGTTGGGTAGGCTAGGAAGAATCCAATCCGGATAAGCATCTCGGTCTGTGATAATGGCTAGAGATAAATCAACAGCAAAGCCAGCCTTACGCAATGACTTGTACATCTCGTTGAGAGTAATCGCCCATTGATCTAAAGCGTTGTAAGTGTCTAGGTCAATGACCTTCTTCTTAGCCATGGCTTTATTATCGATCTAGAAGTATGTTGTAAATCTCATCGACACGCGAGTTCAGTCTCTTAATTTCAGAGAGTAAATGAGTAATGACATACCCAGCCAAGCCACCAATGATTGCCAAGCTAGCAAAGTAAAGAGTAAAGAAGTTCTCCTGGGTCATTTCTTCGGAGTTGCGTACCCAAATACGCCAGCTAGTACAGCCCAGAGAACTGAACGATAATCGAGTGCAAAGTTAGATGCTCCCCATGCAGCTAGGAACGCGCCTGCTGTAAGGATTGCTGGGTTTTTCATGTTCATACAGTTCCGCCTATCATTGGGATATTAAAGAACGAGCCATCTGCATCGCCCTTTTTAGTGAAAGAGATATGGCAATGCGCAGTATGCGGTGAAGATCCTTTGTAAGTTCTCCAGCGCCAGCCCATGCGAGCCGATGCGATTCTGCCATTGAAAATGATGTAGGACACTCGCTTGGACTTATCCTTCTTTGCGAATCTTCGAATTTCATCAGCAAGATAAGGCATGAGGTCTGGCTTTGCTTTACCAGATAAATCTCGGTCAAGGTCGATTGCGCGAACAACATTTCCATGAGCCTTATCTGGGTTATGATCCGACTTAGTATTTTGGTGAGCCAAGTTGCCAATCCACCCGTCAGAGGTTCTATCTCTGTCTGGGTAACTATCATCAACTTGAAGCCTTAACTGTTGTCCGGCTTTGCATAATTTGGGTGTCATCCCAGTAGTAATGCCGCTTCTTCAGCTGTGAGTCCAAGGCGATCTAATAGCGCAACCTTTTGGGCTTGCTTAGTTTCTTGTTCTGCCTCGATAACTTCTGTCTCTGCTTTATGCAACTTATGATCGTCTACTTCTGCCTTAGTCATAGGAACAATTTCAACTTTATTAGTTATTGCATCGTGAATAATCTTATCCATATTAGCCCCCAAAGACCGTATAAGTTCCACCTGTCCAAGCAGCAGTTGCATTGGTAACGGTGAAAGATGTAATTTGTGCAGCAGTCTTAAAAATGCCTGCTCCAAGGATAATTTCGTTTCCGCTTGTGCCGGATTCGTTTTGGTATCCTCGCCACTCGATTAGAGTGAATCCTGAAGCCTTACAAGATGTAAGAGTAATATCCATGCAGTTGCCTGTATTTCCAGCCTTGCTTAGAAGGTTAGAAAGATAGAACTCTGTGCCTGAAGTAGTATTAAAATAATTATCTCTGGTATTGCCTACTTCGTACTCATAAACTGCTGATGATGATGAGTTCAAGCGCAAGTAGTTACGGTGATTAGAACCGTTATTTTGAGCAATAAGGCGAATTCTGATTGTGTCTTGAGTTAGTGAACTCACAGTAAATGAAGTACCTGAAAGACTGCCGGAAGCTATAGAAGCAATGTTTAATGTTCCGCCGGCTGCATTAGCCCAAGCCAAACCTGTCGCTGCTGTCGAATCAGCTGTAAGAACTTGGCCGTTAGTACCAACTGCTAGGCGTGCTGGAGTGTCTGCGGCTGTTGCGCCAATGAGATCACCCTTAGCATCGACAATAGCGTTCTGAATAGCGTTTGAATCATCTTGAGCGACCCATGAAAAATCAAGGTCTGTTCCTGATGCCTTGGCTAATACCTGTCCTGTAGTGCCGCCTTTAAGGTCGACTAGGGCTGTGTCGATATCTTGGCCAAGTGCAGCAATAGCGGTAGCGCCATCCTTTACAAGGTCTGTCGACTGAGGGATATCCCACCCAAAGTTCGTGGTTGTTGTTGCCATTACGCTACTACTCCAATCGCATTTAGCCAGGTTAGGCTAGTGTTAAGTGTGTTCCATGTCTCCGCTGCATTTACCTGTTCCCATTTTACCGCAACTTGGGAGAAGTTTATCGGAGAAGCGTTGAAAGTCAGGCTCAGATTATTAAGCGAGGCTCTGAATGTCCAGCCCTCGATGTAACCTTGGAATGACCCGCCGGTAATGTTAGGCGGTAGATTCTGAATCCAGACTGGCTGGCCTAAGAATATGTTAATAAGGGCATCTCTGTCAGCGTTATCAATTTCCGGGTTTCCAAGAACGAAAGTAATGCTCTGAAACTTAGGGTAAGGATTAGCTCTTAGCTCGATGTAACGATCTGCCAACGCTTCTGCATCTGCGGTGTGCTTAATGCGAGACGTATAAGATTCTGCATAAGTGCCATAAAGAGATTGGCTGGTTAAATCTTGAGCCACATAGGACTGGTTGCCATTGTTATCGTAGATTATGTTGAAGTAGTTTCTAAGGTCTCCAGCGCGAGTGGTCGCAGCTAGGCCAAGGCCGTTGGCATGGTTAGCATCCAAGGTGGTGTACCCGTTAGCCGCTAGGTAATCCTGGCGATGAGTCTGGTCTGCATAACCGATATTGCCGTTAGCATCCTCATAGAGAACGCCAAAGGCTGAGTTAGCAATATCTGTGCAAAGAGAGTAAAGGTCTGTCTTGCTTGATGATCGTGAGATAAGGGTGTAATCG